CCATATAATTCTTGTCTATAAATTAATTTAACAACAGCATGTTCTAAATCCATAGCTTGTTTAGAATACCCTTTATTTTGTATCATGTTATAAAGATTGTGAGTTACTTCTACATCTTGAATACAATATTTTAACATTTCTGGTGAATAAGTTTTCCAATCTGTATCAAAATCAGCTTTATACTCACCTATTCTATTACCCCATGCTTTTAAACTGTGTCTACCAATGCAATCTTTAGGAAAGTCTTTACGTTGAAAATCTTTTTCTTTAACATCAGGAAACAAAACTCTAGTAGCAACTAATGTGTCAAATACTTCACCACTTAATTGAAAATCTGGATATAGTTTTTTAATAACAGGTATATCAAACTTGATAATATTGTGTCCAACAACAAGTTCTGCTTCTTCTAGCTTTTTAATAGCTTCTTCAGTAGTTACTTTTAAAATTTCATTTGTATTAATGTCTTTTAAAACACAACAATGAATTTTTGTAGCCACATCAATAAAACCGTCTGTTTCTATATCGAAGATGTACTTCATAATTTAATCTTTTTTATTTTTAATACGTTAACTGTAGGCATGGTAGTAATGTTTCCAACATCACCAAGCGTACCATCATCATTAAAATTAACATCAGATGCTAAAATATGTACATCTTTATCAGCTTTTATAAGCCAACCATTTGAAATACATACTGTAACTTTACTAGCTACAGCTTCTTTTAAACCTAGCCAAGCTGAATTACTGTTTATATCCTTCCAATGGACAGACACAAATGGTGCATTTAACACTTTTTTAGTTATTGTTGGTAGTTTCATAATTTACCTTTTAATTCTTTAATGTATTCTTCGTTTTCTTTATTATCATCTATCACTTCAAAATTTTCATCAATAATAGTTTCTTTTTTCTTCTTCTTTTTCTTACCAAAAATGTCATGCCAATTTTTCTTAAATGCTTCAGTTGGAATGTGTTTACCATCTCTTATTTTATAACTATTAAAACCCATGTTAATGTGTCCTCTCATGTAATTTTACCACTACAAAGCGTGCTTCTACAACACCAGACATTTCTAAAGCTGCTAATGCATTTTCAATTAGCATAGCTGAGTCTTCGTTTGCAACGTCAATGTAAGTAGTATTTTTTGTTTTTTTTGCTTTTCTCACAGACTCCATAACGTAAACAGTCCATGTTAAAGCAGCTTTTCTTTTTTTACTTGTTGCTTTAGAAATCATTTTGAACCTCTGATTGTACTTCTGTCAAACAACCAGTAGCTAAATCATAATGTAAATTACAGGCTTTACCAGTTTCACCTGTAAATCTATTTTTTAAAACATTAATTTGTGCAGTGTTAGTTTCAGCTTGTAAATCTCTACTCATGGATATAACCATGTCACTTAATTGAGCTATAGATTGACTTCCTCTAAGACTATTCATAGAAACTTGTACACCATCTTCATAACCTTTGTTACCATCTTTAGTACGTGACAAATGTGAAACTAATATTAAACCAATGCCAGTCTCTTCAACTAAAGTTCTTAGTTTAGAAACAAAATAATCTATAAGTTTACGTTCATCATTTGTATTAGCATCACCTAAAGCTGATAATGCCATGTGTAAATGGTCAAGTATAACATAATCTACATTACAGCCTTTAGCCATATATCTGATTTTAGAGAGCAAGTTATCTGCAATTGTAGAACCAAAATGATTGTAAAGATAAAAATTGCCACTGCCCACAGTGCTGTTAAACGTTTTAAGTAAATCTTCTTCATTAACTCCTTCTCTTGTTAAATGTAATGGTTTTTTTAATTGAACACCCATAATACCTAGCGCACTACGTTTCATGGATTCTTCTAATGCAATGTAACCTACAATGTAATCATTTTTTAATAAATGTAATGCTACATGTCTACAGAAACTAGATTTACCTACTCCACTTCCTGCTGTAATAGTAACAAGTTCACCTTTACGTAATCCATGTGTCTTTTGATTTAAACATTCAAATGGATAAGGTACAGAAACATGTTTATCTTCTTTTTTAATTTCATTCCATAATTCTGAACCTAAAACAATACCATCAGGTCTGTATGCTTTTGCACTCCACATACAATTTGTAAGTTCAGCTGCTCTGTTAGCTAATAACATTTCGTTAGCATCTTTTAATGGTAACGTACATATTTTAGCTTTGTTTGGTGAAAATAATTTAGCACATTCTAATGCTGCTTTTTCTCCATGTTCATCTTGGTCAAACATAAAAATAACAGACTCATAACTTTCAAGCCATTCAAGTTCTTTTTGAATATCTTTTTTAGCTCCTTGAGCGCCACTTTTAATACTTACTACTGGGAATTTGTTTTGATTAATTTTAGAAACTGATAAAGCATCTATTTCGCCTTCTGTAATAACAATCATTTTACCACCGTCTCTCCATAGATGCTGTCCAAATAATCCTGATTGTTTTGCGTCTCCTAGCCATTGAAATGTTTTATCAGGGTATCTTAATTTTTGTGCAACTAATTGTCTGTCTTTGTTATAATAGTTTGCTATTTGACAAGGTCTGCCAAACCAAGCACCAGTTTGATAATTAAATTTTTGTGCTGTATTGTAATCAATAGCTCTTTTAGTTAAAGCTGTTGTTGTACCTGATATAAAATCTGTATTAGTTTTGTTTGTTTGTGTTTGCACTGTGTTTATCTCTCGTTTTGTTGTGTTACATGAAAAGCAATAGCTGTGTCCGTCATCATAAATTGAGTTTGCATCACTTGAACCACACTCATCACATGAACTGTGATATAAAAATACACTATCATTTTCTGTCATAAAATTTTCCTATAATAAATGGGTTAAACCTACTAGGCAGGACGAACCACCTAGTAGGCACAAACAAACTATGTCAACAGCGATTTAACATCAAACTGTGGACACGTTGAGTCAGTCATATCTCTATGACCAACAATCTCAGCATCACTGTAAAAACTTTGTAAATCATTTATCAAAGAAACTAAACTTTGATATTGTCTAAAAGTAAAATTACAATCAGGCTGTCCATTAACATTTTGTCCACCAACTAGACAAATGCCAATAGAATTTTTATTAGATAACTTAGCGTCAGTTTCAATATGTGCGCCTGCAATCATAATGTCTCTGCCATCTTGCACTTCACCATTACGTTTAATAATTTTATGAAATGCACAAGAAAATAAACCTTGTTTTCTATGTTTGGTATCTAAATCTTTAACATCTAAATTTTCATTTGGATTTGTCGCTGATGAATGGACAACTATATACTTTGTATCTTTTCTTATATTATTCATAGCCATTCCTTCGGCACATGCTTGTCAGCATAAGTAAAACCATACTTATCACACCACATACCATATGTTGTTTTTGATTTTTTACTAATCCTAGTTTTTGAATTACTGAATACAAATCTTATATCTATATTAGGATGTTGTTCTTTAATCAGACGCATTTTCTGTCTGTCTTGGGTAGTAAAATAACCTTTAGTCTCAATGAAAATGTTTTGTTTTTTTAAATAAAAATCAGGTGTGTAGGTATGAACTTTTTGAGGCTTAACATAACTAAGTTTAGTCTTTTCAAATTCATACTCTACACTTTTAGTGTCAAGCTCAGAAGCTATTGCTATTTCTAAGCCTGACCTGAAGCCGTAACGTAAACCAACTTGATTAGAAGTCAGCGTTTTCGCTTTGTGCTTCCACATTTTCTTTTACCTGTTCTGGCGCTTTGTAGCCACCCTCTACTTTATTAAAGCCGTAGCCTTCAGCATTGCTGTTACCACCTTCAACTAATTCAGTGATTTGTGCGGCTCTCAATCTAAGTGACACACCAGCGCCAGCCATTGCCGTGTACCAATGAACAAGCTCTGCGCTTACTTTCATTATACTACCCGACCACACATTAGTATCAACTAATGGTACCCCTGAGCTATCAAACAAAGCTACTTTAAATGGAATTACTTTACCATCTTTAGCAATTATTTGTGCTTTTCTTTTAAACTTAAAGATAGTATTGCCAGTAGGGTTACCGTCAATCATCTCTTCTTCGTAAGGAGCGTTAGCTTGCTTTATGTTTTTACCATTGTTGCTCTCTTGAGCTATAGCTACGCTCTTTTTCATTTCATCATCAATTTGTTTAATTAATGAAGCTGCTTTGTCAGTCGGAACTACAAGATTTACTTTGTAGTGTCCATCTTTATCAAATTTAGTATCTGGTTGTGTTAACCATGCATACTGGCTTACGCCTTCTGGACTGACAATCTTTACATAATTATTTTTCATATATGTATATACTCCTTATTGTATTAGTATCTATTATGGGAACTTTAATGTTTTTAAGCAAAAAAGAACTCACTTTCCCGCAGTTGTTGAACATCTAAATTACCTTTTGCAGGAACTTCAGGTAATTTATGGTGTAACTCTTTAGGTATTTGTCTTAACACGTCATTTCTAAAACTTTCTAAAATGTCATGTTTAGTAAACATTTCAATAAATGCTTCTCTCAAAGATTTATTAAGTGTTTCTACATCACCCGCTGTAGTACCAAAACTATCATGCACGTTACAGAAATTGGTTACGCCATTTTTGTATGCATGATTAACTGTAGCCATCATTGCTGCTGAGTCTACAGAGTGAACTAGATTAGGAGCCACTCCATTACCCATACGCAATTTGTCAGTTAAATCAGTTTCAGTATTTATTCTTGGTTTTATCACTTCACCCATAAGCATAGCTTTAACACGCTTAGACTTCATTTCAGGGTAAGACTGATAAACTGGAAAACCCACTGGTGTTACCCAGTGTACTGGCAATTGCTCTTTTGCAACTATTCTTGCAATTGTCTGTAAATAATCCATACCAATTCTTGCTGACTTTAAATTGTCACCAATACTATTCCATATAACACCAGCTAAATAACTAGCAGGTCTAAATATCTCATTTTGAAATGGATGGTTTTCACCTTTATCTTTACGTTTTGTTAAATCTTCAATAACAAAATCAGTACATGAATATCTAGTTGAACCATAACAAATAGTCATAATACTTCTTTTAGTAGTTGAACGCTTAACTCCATAGTCTAACCATAACTGAGCATAAGGTATATTGTTTTTTGCATCATCTTTTAATTGCTCAATAACAGCGTCAGCAACTAATTGATAAATGTCTTGTGGTTTATCAGTAGGTGTTAAATTAACTAATCTACCTGCAACTTCATCTCTAAGCATTAAAGAATAAAGTTGTAAACCATTACATGAACCATCTACGTTAACTGGAATGTTAGAAACAAAGCCATAGCCTTTTTCTTTAAAACGTTTCCACTCATCACAAAAAGCTAAAAATTGAAATGGGTTACTTGCTTCCTCCCATTTTCTGTTAGCCATTGGGTCAGTACCACAATCAATAATCCAGCTTTCATTTTCTTCAGTCCATTTAACTCTATCAGCAAAAGTTATTTTATCTTCACCATACATATTAGCACCATGAATAGCTAACCAGTAATCACCTTTATTTTCTTTAGTAATTGCTTTGCCGTTTGCAAAAGACAATAAAGCTTTAGCACCACCAATAGATTGATAATTAAGAAATGCTGGGACACAATAAGCTCTGCCTCTAAAATCTAATTGAAGTGGAAAATACATTGTAGAGTAATTTTTAAACTTTTGAGCAAGCCATATAATTTTAGCGTACAGTAAACGTTTAGAAAACATTCTAGCATTTTCTGTGTGCGCTAATACAGCTGACTTCTTCCACTCTTTACGTGCCTCTTCATTAGTCTCAATGTCATGTGGTTTATTAGGTATATCTAAATTAGTATTAGGTGGCATGCCTCCCATAGCTAACCCGTTATCCCATGCTTGTTGCATTACTTGTAAAATAAAAGTATTAATTTTATAAGGTGTAGACTGCATAGTATTAACTGCGCTGTAAACTTCAGGCATATCAAAGTTTTCTAATTCCTTTTTAAACAGTTTATTCTTTTGTTTAACAAGGTCTAACTCTGGTAATTCTTTTGTCCAGTAGCCACCACCAGTAACAGTCGACCATAACTTTGGTAAAAATACTGTTGGTAAATACTCAGGATTAAGAAGCTCATTAAAACTATTTCTATTTTTAATCCATTCTCTAGTTTTTAGAGTTTGTTTAATAATCTTAGCTTTTTTATGTCTAACAGTTTCAGTGCCTATCTCAATCATACCAGTTGAATATATCATAAGTTCAACCAATCTGAGTCCTACATGCAGCTTAACTGGTGTAGTCCATTCTTCCCATTTCATTACATCTCTTTTAGCGCTTTCTCTTAATTTTCTACGTTTGTAAGTGTAATTAAAACTTCGTTTATCTAAATCTTGTTTAACAGTTTGGTATAAATCAGGATTTAATAATTTAAAGTTTTTAAGACTAATTTCAGTCTCGACTTTGCCGCCAAGTGATATACAAGTGGCTGTAAGTGGTTTTGATTGTGTGATTGTATTAATAATGTGTTTACCAGTAATTAATGCTAATATTTCAGGCTCAACTTCACACATTTTAACAAATGCAATAGGTGGTTTACCTATAGTTTTTTTGGATGTAGTTTCAATCCATTCAGCAATTTCTTTTGCTAATGGTCTAATAGTGTTAGCCACCATAATTTTACCGTATGATGTAACACTCTCTTCTTCTCGTTCAATGTGCGATTGTAAACGTTTATTAGTTCTATTAGTGCCTAGTTCTCGCATCTCTTTTTCGTGTGCCAACTCATCTTTGTAAGTAGGCATAATTTCAAGCAATGTAGTCAAA